GACCGACAAAATGGTCTTGAATGCTTTACTAAGCTGCCAACATATTGAAACCATTGTAAGCCTAAATCATCGGTAATAGTATTGTTATATTGCGCCGCATATTGATTAATCGCATCAGTTACTATCTGAGATGAATATCGCTTCAATGGAGAGTCTAATCCACTTCTGCTCTCTATTAACTTCTCCAATGACTTAACCATATTGCTCCAGCTACTTCCATTCATCACATCATCACGAATTAGGTCGGCAACTGGCAGAATGACTAAGGTGCTAATATCAGCCTCAGTTAGCGATGCAACAACATCCTCAATCGTTTGCCTTTTAATCTCATTCCAAATATTAGGCTTTGAGAATTTATCAAATGACTCTGTGAAGTACTCCGATTGAATTTTTTCAACTTCGTCAAAATACTTGATAAATGATTCAACTTCCTTCAAGTATCTCTTAGTGTATAATGCCGAATCCAACTCACCTTTGATTCTATTCATCAATCGCAAGTTGGAAACGGTCTTCTTTATGTCATCTCCACTCAATTCAAGTTTTTTTACCAATCGCATTACATTGGCAAAGAAATCCTTTTCCATGCCGGGAATAGCATTATCCCATTGCTTGATTGACTCATCAATGGTATCGATTAGCTCTTGAATCTTCTTATCCATTATGCACCTTGAACTCCAGCAGTTGTGTCAATGTTTGCCCTAACAATCTCCTTAGCAGCAGACTCCTTACCAATCTTAGCAATCTTATCAGCAACCATCTTATCAATCTGCGCATTAATCATAGTGATGTCATCCGACATAAATAGTTCTCTGTCGTTAACGCTTAATTCCTCAATTATAGATGTTAGATAGATTGATTTGACAACATCGAACCTAGAAACAGAGTTAGTTAGTAAGGCATCTTGCTTTTCTTGCTCCGACATAGTTGGAAATGGATTCAATCTCTTGCTAAGCATTAACTTTTGCAAAGTAAGTTTGTCATCGCCAAAGGTCTTATTAGCATACTGAATCTCCTTTTCCATAACGATAGTAGGATCAATCTTACCATCTCTTAATGTCTTAATCTCATCAGCAATCATATCAGAGGTCAATATCTCAAACTGCTCAGGAACTTTAATTGATGGTAATTGTGCGTTTAACTCTACATTGTCAGTAATAACCGCATTATATCTCCATCGGTTTATCCAGTAGATACATGGTTTCATTACTTGCTCAATGATGTAGAATGAAATAGGATAGATAAAGTCATAAGCCTCGTCTCTATCGTATCTTTTAGCAATTCCAGCTTGACTTTGACCTACTTTGTTCAAATAATCCATATTAACGGCTGATAATGCAGAGTCTATATGGTCCTTTATCCTTTCAGCTTGTAGTTTAACAATCTCAGTTGACTTCTCAACATATCCAGCAGGAGGAGTTGGAATGCTCTCTCCTTCCAATGTCTTATTCCTTGGTTGACGCAGCACGATGTCCTGATATGGAGATTTAGACATAATTCCTTGTCCTTCGCACTTGGTACATACTACTGCATTGCCATCTTTAGTAACTTTTCCCACTCCATTACAGAATGAGCAATTGGAACCAGCGAAGTACCACATAGTAGAGTAGATATGCTGAACTACCTCTGCATCCATATCGCTCAACTCTCCAGCAGCTTTGTCTAGTGATGGCAGCATCTCGTCTATGAAGGATATACATATTGGAGTCCTCTCATTCATCTTCCTAACTCGTCCTCTTGGTCTCCATATTGGTAACCTACCAAAGTTATGAATGATAGTTTTTTCAGGGATAATCAGATAAGAATCTTCATTCTTATAGGCAGAATAAATCGCATTCGGAGTCCATATCTCATAGATTTTGCTCTCTCTTTCATTACCGGTAGAGTCTATCCACTCATAATCACACTCACACTTAGTTATCGCATACTCTCCTGATTCATAGCATATCTGCTGATGACTTGAATAGGCATAAATGAATGGCTTTGGCAAATCAGTATTGTCATATTGCTCTATTGGTTTAACTGCTAATAATGTGTTAGGATCGGATGCAATTAACTCTCTGAGTAAATATCCAAAGACATGATGCTCTACTGAGTGATACTCAGGATAGCTATTTACCACATACTCAAATAGTGAATTTTCCTCACTTAATTTGGCAGATGGTTGCGATTTGCTAAAGTCAACTGCAAAGTCTGATGCCTTGTTAATCTTAGATAGAACATTCATTACCTTGCTGATTGGAACCTTAGTAACTGGCTTCCAAGTGTTAGCACGATAAGCTTTAATCTCGTTATCCTCTCCCGGTCTTCTTGACCATATCAACCTAGCAAACCAAATGTTCTGATGGTAATCGCCATAATTCCAATTAAGGTAGTAAGGATTATCCCAGTTAGCATAAGTACTAGATGCTAATACGGTTGAGTGAGGAACTTGATAGCCTCTGGAATGGAACTCTAAATGGTGAGCATAATCACACATCTCAGCGTATAGCCTCTTGTGAGAATTATCCTGACCACCAACTTTGTTGTCGTATTCCTTAAGGAGTTCTAGTGCCTTAATTTCATTAGAAATTATTTCTTCCATTTGCGAATGTCTTTTTAGCTACTAGTGGGAAATAACGATACCCACCTTTGCCGCAGTAAAATTTAACCAATAGGTTATATAATTTTGTTGTTTCGGCTGGAGTGCGATTGCCTCCCCAACTTAAACCAATATATTGACTATACAGATTTTTGACATTATGAATAAGCCTAACATTATCGGCTAACTCCCAATAGATGCAGTTATAATCATCTTTGTGCGGATAGTGCTTTAATTTAGCAATGGCAATAGCATAAGGCAACTCATCAGGTGTTCCACCACCAAATACCGCACGTTTTACAACTACATTATTAATTATGCTAACTGCCGAATGATGCGTCTTTAAATCATTTGAGATAATATTATAATTGTCAAAGTCTCTAGTGATATCAGCCACAAGTGAGAAGAATTTATCATTTTTGGCTGATTTCTTAAACCAAATAAACTCAGAGTGAATACCATAATACTTTCCGGTCTTAATGCCGTATGCTTTCTTCACATCATGTAGGCTAACCCATTGGCTATAATCATCCTTATTAAGATTTGCCATATCAAAGGTCCCACGATTTGACATTGTAAATTCATAGTTGCTCAACATGGCAAATAGGTCATTTATCTTGCTAGTTGAATTTGGAAATATAACTATATCTGCATCTAGGAATAAAGTCTCATCAAATGGACTCAATTCGTATATGAAGTTCTTTGCTCTAATGTAATTAGATTGTCCATTAACTACATACGTCTCCTTTGGTGCTTCTATTAGATGGTCAAATAACTTTAATCTTCTGTCAGAGGATATGTGCCGAATTGCACCCTCATCATGAATTAATGCTATTGGCATATCAGGACAATTAAACTTAATTGACATTGCCAAGTTAGCTGCATAGTTGCCATAGTGCGGCTGACCTAATGCTAGTAATAGTATTCCTTGTTTAGCAGTTGCTTTCATTGCTACAATTGGTTTTAAACATATTTTGCGTTTTCTTGCCCATCGATAAACTTCCAGTTCCTCTAGTCATAAACTTATTATAAGACACATCAGGAAATGAGTCTTCTTCAAAGGCATATTCCTCTCCTTGAATAGTTGGATGATCTAGGTATATCCACCTAGCTAAGAAATCCCATAAGTAAATTGGCGTATCAATAATCCTAAGATTTCTTGCAGTTCTTACCTCTGCATATTTAGCGGACCTAGTGCCTAATGAGTTTATCTCAAATGAACCTTGAGTATTATAATTATTAGGCATTAACTTACTCTGCAATCTTGCCGATGGCTTAAATCCTGTACCAATAAATTTAAATCCAAAGGCATCAGAGTCATTGCATCCTTCAATCATATTGGTGCAATACTTGTCATCATTAAACACTTCAAATGGCTGTGAACAATAATCATAATCACCTGAACCATTTGGAACAACAGGAGTTACACTTATGCTGTTAATCGTAAACGATGCGCTGTCATTTTGCGCTAATCCATAAAACCTTATTTTATCATTATCGGCTGTAAATGTTTCAGAGTATGTGCCCGGCGAATCGTGTAAAGTTCCAATAAACGAACCGCATTCAAGCCTAACCTCTGCATTATCAAAGGTTCCATTATTTACCACATATTCAACGGTATATTCAAATCCTATACATAGTACCGATGGACTTAGAATAGTTTGGCTTTCATTGTCGTCCCCTGTAAATATTATCCAACCATCAGCAGGAACATAGTCGAAGTTACCATTACCACCTCCTTCAATCCAAACAGCTTCAGGATTTTCGAGGTCAATATTAAATTGAACAATCGGACAATCGCAATAATCCTTCACGCAAATATAAAAGCATTGAGGCTCGGTTGATTCATTTAGTGGAATAGTAAAAGTAACGAATTGGCCTGAAAAGTTAACAATACTTTCTTGGTCTATCGTGTTAACGCTCGATAATAAAGTTCCATCTGCGCTAAAGAACGCTACCTCGTATCCATTACCATCCATTTGAATCATTTCAATATTGTCTATGCACCCAATGAAATCGGATGAAGGCATAAAGTTGAAATTGAGATTACTTCCCGTGCCTATTTGAACAACATATACCTCGTAAACTCCCGGAGTAGTTACGGTTAAGTATTCAAATAAACCTATTTGAAAAGTCAAACTACCTCGGCTAATCTCGTATACTTGAAAACGAACTCTGTAAATGTGTTCTCCCAATGTCGGAGTAATAATCTGACTTAAACTAGCTGGATTGTCGCATCCTTCTTGTGAACTATCCCAACATACACCGCTTCTGCCATAACCTAATGAACATTCCCAACATCCGTTTAAATCCCAAGGCTCTACATCGCAGTCTTGAAAGCCTCCGTTTTCAATTAAGTTAATCGGATCATCGCTGCATGGTTCATTGAGTTTAAACTGGAACTGAATCTTATCGCCGGGCTTAATTAGCTGATAAACAGTATTAAAGTTGCTTGGGCAATTCTCTACTGGCTCAAAAGATATAGGCTGATTTGATATTGGTTGAAGTGCCATTTGTGCAAAAGTAACTAAATTAACAATAGGTCAAATTCTGATTCCAATGTTTTCAAGTTGGTGCTTGATTCACTTATAAATCCAGTTCTTGTTGGCTCATTATTTATGCCAATAGTATAATCTATTGATGCTGCTGGACTTTGCTTAAGAGTCTGCAATTCATCAAATGAAAGGAACTTCTTAAATTTAGCAGCCTCAACCTTGCAATTATCAGAATCCATAGGATATTCACCTGAATCTATCTGACTTGCTTGGTCGCAAATGAAATAAGAGTAAATGTCATCATAAACTACAACATTACATCCTCCAGATTTAGGATTAGGTGTTCCGGGTAAATCGTATTGAAATAGATACAATTGGCATTTAACATAATACCCAGCATCCATTTGGTAGTAATTAGGTGCAATAGTTAAATAGGCATTATCAGATGGAAATATCTCATAAAATGATTGATGGTCAAATGTATTTGATTGAGTAGTATAAATTAAATTACCATTTGCATCGTAAATATTCATTACCATATACGCTTGGATGGAAAAGTCAACTGGCAAGTTAGTTCCACATCCAAATGCGCTTAAATCAACCGTTGCACATATTTGAGATTGAGCAGAAATCCTATAAATACCCGGCATTACTATCGTAGCTTGACCAGTTGTTGTATTATAAAGTGAATTAGGATTACTATTTATTTGGTTATATACTATATCTCCAGCATTTATAAATGTATTCATAACACCACCAGCCCAGTTTGAGAAACATAAGCCATGAGTCCTAATGTTCCATAACTGAATTGTAGGATCAAATGAGTAGTAATAACTTGCCAACCTATTGCATATGCCATAGTTCAACCATCTTGCAGCACACGCTTCATTTCTTAAATCATAATTGTACACATAAGTTGTTGGTAGTGCAAATTGTGTCTTCTTGGCAACCAACAATGGATTAGTATTATCGCATTGAATTAATATTGTAGATTGGTCATGACTTGTATTGCCAAAGACCACACAATCTTCAATAACATTTGCGTCTGATGTAATTCTATTGGTTGATGATAATTGCAGCACCCTATCTACATTGCAATCACCTAAGATTCCAAAGTTCTCATTCGCAAACATCTTTAAATCATATTGAGGAAATGTGCATATTCCATTGCCATTATCACATTGTGCCTGTTCTAAGTATTCATCATTTCCAAAATTTACTGATGAAAATATTCTCTCACTTTTATAATATCTGATTTCATCCTTGATGTTTAGCAAAGTAAACATTGAATTACTATTATAGAAGTAGCTTATATCCTCTATAATTATTGTTATAGTGCCATTGACTTCAACAACTGACATTCCAATATTGTACTTACATCTTAATGCGTTGTATAATGCCTCAAATGAAATCTTCGGAGGAAAAATTGAATTTATATCAATTGTTTTTGTCCTAACATTCTGACCTGATACAATGTATAAATCAGAGCCTAATCCAGTTGAAAAATAATTACTCTGCAATGTAGCAGTACCATCTGACATAAATTTAACCAAATTAAATAGCACTTCATACACTCGATATAATCCAGTAATTGGTACAGGATAAAATGCTCCTCCATTTGGAGCAAATACCACACACATTGAAGGTGCTATTCCACCTATGCTAGTAAGATTCTTGGTTAAATTAGTATTGATATAAGTCTCAATATTTTTGTTTTTCTGAATCTTTGTCGCCCATCCATTATCTTTTATTGGTACTGTTACCTCACATCTAAATGTATTAAACTCGCAGTCTATTAGATAAATAATTGTATTGAAATAATCAATATACTGATTGGTATCAGCACATTTAATCTCAATTCTTAATTCAACTGAATTGCAATATAGATTATCCAGCCTAATCTGATTTAAGTAATTATAGCTGCTATTTACGAACTTCAAAGAACCCTCAACTCTTGAATACACAAAGTTATTGTCCAAATCACGAGAGACATTAAATTGTAAAGTGTCCCATCCAATAGGTTCATCAATTGGATAATTATCTAAATAAAATCTAAAGTTGCTCATTACCAAATATTTGTTTTCTTGGATTCTTTAATTGCAGTAACTATCATTCCACCTACCATCTTCTCAGTATCATCTAATCGCTTTAGCTTGGTTTCGATACCTCCAAAATCCTGATTTAATTGAATTGACTTAGCTACGTTGTCTGCAAAAGAACGCTGCTTCTGCAAGTCATATGATTTATTCATTATTACCTCAGGTAGCACCCATTTCTTATAGATATGCTCATCTAGTTTTCCATCGTTCCACGCTTTAGCAAGTCCAGGATATTCAGCATTTTTATCGGTCTTAATTACTGCCTCTCCTTCATTGAGTAATGCTGGAATAGTATCCTTACCTTTCTTATTCTTACCTAACTGAACAAATTCAGTACCTTCGGCAAATTGCGGCAATGGAGTAGCCATAATAGCAGCAATTTGAGCAGCACCAACTATACCAGCAGCAATTGCCAAAGCTGGTGCAGCAGGGCCACCTGTAGCTAAGGCATTAAGAATAGCATTAGCTGTATCTATTGTTGCCTTAAATATTGAATATTCCTTCTGAGCATTAGCTTCCTCCTTTTGGATCTCTTTCCTCCTTCTATTATACTCATCTTCGGTAATTTTCTTGCTCTTTAACATATTATCAAGCAACATCAATTCGCTATCATACTCCTTTTGCCTCATAGTATATGCATAATCTAAACCTATACTCAAAATCTCCATTGAAGCATTTATAGCAATTAATTCATTTTGCTTTCTTTGTTCTTCCTTTTCATCAAAAAACTTTTTTCTCCTTTCTGTCTCAATTTTTTCAAACTCAGCATTAGCATCAGACACTTCTTTACCTCTTTGTTTGGCTTGGTCAAGCATATAATTAGTTAACCACGTTTCATAGTCATATACTAATTGCTTCTTTCCATCGATTATCTTTTCAACAACACCTATCTCGCCTTTAATCAAAATTTGTGATTTATCAGCATTAAATTGACCACTTTCACTAGCTAACTTGATTGCTCCTGTAAATGCATCTAGCGTTCCACCTTTCTCTGTTCCATTTTTCGTCTGCATTTTATCAAATCCTTCCTTAGCTGATCTTACCCTCTCATTAATCATATCAATCTGAGCAAGTACGGTTCTTAGCTTTATTTCTAACGGAGTATTAGCGAGTACTCCACTAGCATATAAATCTTGAAGTGCTTTTTCAACCTCAGATGCAGACTTAAGGAGTTTATCATACTCACCTAACTCCTTTTGTACTGCGTTGCCTTTCTTTTTCTTAGTTTCCGTATTTTGATCTGTAACTTTACTCTCATTCAATATTGATTCTGAGTAATCATTTAATTTAGGAATTAACTCATCATATCCTTTGCCATACTCATCATTTAGCCTAATTAAACCAACCAATTGCTTAACCCTTTTATTTCCGCCTATGCTTAATTGGTTAAAATACGCTTCTTCTCCTTTTGTTTGTAGTTCTCTCATCAATACTTGTTTTCTCATTGTACCAAATTCCTTATCAACCTCTGCTTGTAACAATACCCTTGCTTCTGCTGATTCTTTAACTGCTTGTTTCTTGTCTGCCTCCATTTTTGCAACCAAATCACCAGCTTTAAGGTACTTAGCTTCAACAGTATCTAATTCTTCAATCTTTTTAATATATCCATCAAATTCATTCTGAAGTTCAGACATTGCCGTACTTCTTGCCTTAGCTTGAGGAGTCGCACCATTCATCGCCTTAACTATATCAGCAGCACCTTGAACTATTGGAGCAACGATTGTAGCACCAAACCAGTTTTTGAAGTCAGTCCATGAATTAGTTAATCTATTCAATGCAGCCTGAGTAGAGTTAGCAGCAGCCTCAGCACCACCACCTAAATCCTTTTCAAGTTGTGAGGCAAACTTTGGCAAAAAGTCCTTTGACAATACTTGTCCTTGCTCAAGCATCTTGTTTAATGCCTGCTCGCTTACTCCGATTGACTTAGCAGCAATAGAAAATGCACCGGGCAATCTCTCACCGATTTGACCTCTTAACTCCTCTGCACTTACATTTCCCTTGCTCATAATTTGCGAGAGCGCAAGGAACACTCCTTGTGCATCATCCGCAGACAATCCCATAGTTATAACTGCCTTACTCACTTGCTCAAAGACAGTCTTACTTTGGCTTAACGACATTCCTGACTGAGTAGCTGCACCGGCGAATAACTTGAATGCTTGTGCCGTACTTTCAAATTCAAGACCTAAACGATTGGATAGGTCTCTAAGGTATTCCATTGTCTTCTGCGCCCCAGTAGATGAACCAGTAATGAACTTCAAAGAATTACCTATCGATTCAATCTTAGCAGAGGTCTGAACTGCCTCCTTGCCGAATGCTATTAAAGACGATATAGCAAATGCGCCAATGATTTGCTGCTTTAAGCTATTCATTTGGTCGCCAAAAGAAGATATATTCCCCTTAGTCTTATTTATCTGATCATTATACTCCTTATTATTCCTCCTAAAGGAATCAGAGTTATCCTTATCAACCTTGCCTAACTTTTCTAGTTCGGCGATGGTTGACTTAATCTTACTTGTATCTCCTGTAATCTCAATTACTACTCTCTCTACTGCCATGTTAATCAGTATTATGCCTACTATTTAATTGCCGTATTTCGGTAATGTAGGCTTCTTTAAGTAACCAATACTCATAGAATGAATAATGGCTTAGTTGTTCGGGATTTATGTTAAAGTGTCCCGCAATTCTAATTCTCTCAATAAACCGTCCTTCGATTCGCTCTTGGATAGACTTTGTGAAAGAGTCTTCAGATGAACTAGGTTGACTTGATTGCCCACCGCTATGTAGGTCCTCAAATCGTCTGCTGATATATCCTTGAAGGGAAGATAGTTTTTGATGGGAGTCTTCAAAAAAAAAGCATCCACATCAGCTTTCTTGAACCTTCTTATCTTCTCAATGCCATACTTATAATCGTACTTGTATGGCGATTCTGACGAGTCAAAATAGACTACTGATGCCAACTTATATAGTAGGTCAGCATCGAATATCATCTCCAATCTTTCCTTCAAATTTAGATTCAATTGCGCCAACTTAGTGATGTCAATCTTCTTACTGGATAGAATCTCATTCTGAGCATCAAGATGGCTAATTAGGTAGTCTCTAGTGCATCGCTGCTGCATCTCATTGTAGTGGTCTATTGCTGAGAATGCACGTTCAACTGGAATATTGAAGATGTCGTCAAAGGTGTAATAGGTAATTCCATCAAGGACAAAAGCCTCTACAATTCGCTTGTCGGTTGCAAATGTTGGTGCTTTCGATTGGACCTTTAACGCTGCTAATATTTTCTTTAACTTGTTAATCATACTGATTCTATTACTTGATTTATCTGGTCTAGTTTAAATGATGCTAATATTTTACCATGCCGATTCCTATCCCTAATCTCAATTACTTTAGGAGTAAACCGAACACGAATTACTTTAGTGCTTCCGTTCTTACTCCAGCTACTCTCACCGCCTGCACATCCGCAAGAGTGCATCTTCTTAAATCCAGCAGCCATCAATGACTGACTTACTTCGCTAATTGTCATTTTTATCGATAATTGATTTAATTAAAACAACCATTCCTAGAGTTAAAAATATCGAACCAAACAAAGATATAAATGATGTATATCCTATTTGCAATTGGACAATTATTGTCCACACGCTACTCATGCAGTAGCAACATAGTACAACTGGAGTTAATATGAATCTAACTAGTTCTGACTTCTCAGCCTCTTGCTCTGCCCATAGCTTTAATGGTTCTAAGATATATCCTTCCTCAGTAGCTTTGGTGATGCCAATAATGATAAATGCAGTGATTAATGATGTAGTGAGCATATATTTGAAAATTAGCAGTTCCATCTCTTTCTTGCAGCCTTACCTCTTTCGCCAGTCCAACCAATGGACCTTGCACAGAATGAATCCTTACGCTTCTTGTCTGCCTCAGTCTTTGGATTTGGTGCTGGTGGTTTTAGATTAGAATCATTTAACTGATTATATAATTTTCTTCCAGCTTCGGTCATTCCAGCACCTTGGGAAACTGGTAAAAATGTCTTACCTTTTCCTTTAGTAATCTTTGGTATTGGTTTGCTTTTAGCCATAGGATTTATTTTGGCAAATTTAGCAAATTATTTGAATATTTCTAACGTATCTAAATCTCGATTTGGAACCATAAAGTCATAACTCATAAATCTTCCTTCGATGGTAGAATACGTTGGTAGTTGAAATGCAAGAATAGGACTACTACAATATGCCTTGATTCTATTATTCTGCACCATCTCAGCCATTACCAAATCTATTATCCTACCATCTGACTCAATTATTCTTATCAACTCATCTTTGAAGGACTCATTAACCGCATAGGCGTGTGTGCAATATGGTTCAACTGCTATTGCTAAGTTATCCTTAATTGGAGTTGGTTTTTGCCTATGATTAGCACCTAAGTAGAATATTTGCCAATCTTCCGGCAAGTCGATTAATGTTTGCTCCAACTCACTTATAAATGAACTAAAGACAACATCGTCCTCAAAGATTAATGTATGTCCATTACTTTCTTTGAGTGCCTTAATATGGCTATTATTGCAGCCTAATCTTCTATCCTCCATCAATATTCCTTCAACTCTGTCTGCCTTTAATCCAATTGAATCAAACTGATTGATACAATGATTCAATCTGTCTTCGCTACTTGGAAGATTAATGAACTTAACGGATTGGAAGAATTGATTTAGAAAAGGTCCGATTGGCATTGATTGATATTTACTGCAAAATTACACTTTTAAACATAAGACTGTTTTTTCTTTCTGTTTTTTAAAACAACCTTTTCGGCTAGTGAAAGAGTCTTTTTATTTGTTTCATTTTTTATGTATGGATATTGTTTTGCAAGTTTTTTAAATCTAAGTGAATTTTTCCTTACTATGAATGAATTTATATCTCTAATCGAATGTTCGAACTTATGACATTTAGCGCATAATGTAACTAAAAACAAATCAGGAACTTGCCAAGCTTTTAATCCTTCAATATAAATATCATGATGAACTTGTAAGTTATC